CCTCAATGATGTCCATGGGCGCAGTCGTAATTGATTCGGCAGGCGTTTATGAAGTCCTTGACAATAATTCTTAGAGAGGAGTTAAATTATGGCTTTTAGCGCAAGTGGACTAACTCGCATTGGTGGCGATTCAAACGGATCTTTGTGGATGTATACATCTGCAGATGCAATTGCTACCGTAAACACAGCAGGTTATTTTAACGACGCAGCAAATATGCTTGCTGTTCGTGATGCAATTCTTGTTCGTGATACCAATGTGCCAACATCAAACTTAGTTAATGTTCTTTCGAACACTGGCTCTGTAGTAGATGTTTCAGACGGCACTGCTATTGTCGAAACAGATGGCGATTAAAAAAGGAGTGGGGGGTTAATAGCCCCCCATTTATATATATGGCAGTAATAAGCACTTCAGCAGATTCCCCTGTAGATGTATCTAGCAGGGCTTTAATATTGATAGGCGCAGAGCCTATTACTTCGTTTGATGACGGAAACAATGAAGCACTCGTTGCTTCTAATATGTATGAAGATGTTGCTAGAGCTTCTCTTGTAAATACTAGGTGGAGATTTGCAACAAACCAAGCTGTGTTAAATAAACTATCTGACGCACCTACTGGCAGATATGATTCAGCTTATCAAATACCAAGTGATTCACTTATGGTTCATGCGGTAACAGTAAATGATTATCCAATATTGTATCAATCATATGGTAATAAAATATTTTGTGATGCAGACTCTAGCGATGAATTAATACTAGATTATACGTTTAGAGTTGATGAAGAATTTTGGCCTTCCTATTTTGTGTTGGCTGTAGAGTACGCTTTAGCTAGTGTGTTTGCAGTAGCTTTAGCAAGAGATGCAAGTTTATCTCAACTTATGGAACAAAAAGGCGTGATGGCTATGGCTAAAGCAAGAGGCTTAGACTCACAGCAACAAACAAATCGTACTCTAAATACATCGAGGTTTATAACTCAAAGGCGTAGTTGATGCAGAAAGTACGAGTACCTATTACTAACTTCCAATTTGGAGAAGTAAGCCCTTCCCTATATTCAAGAACTGATTCTGATGTTTATACAGCTTCCGCTCAAAGAGTAGAAAATTTATTTCTTAGGGCAGAAGGCGGTGTAATTAAAAGACCGGGCCTAGAGAATATTTATGAATATGACATTACTGTAGAGAGAACTACATTTACTATTACTGTATCTGACTATGCTAATATAGCAGTAGGAACACAGATTAAGTTTTATGATGCAGATGGTAATTTATATATACTAGAATCCCAAGCAATAAGCGGTGATGCACCTTCTGCTGCGATAAATAACATACATTATTTTAGACCCAATAATTCAAACGACACAACAGCAGACAATATTTATACCGCGATTAATGCTATTGATGGATTTACAGTAGCTAATCCTGCTGCTGCTGTTGTCACAGTAACAAGGGATAAACCTAATGGCGGTACTTATTTAGCCACAGAAAGCACAGACGCAACAAGATTAACTGTAACAAACTTTTCGGGTGGCTCAAAAGTACAATCAAGATTATTACCTTTTATATTTTCTGACGATGAGAGATATATAATATCTTTAGAAAATGCTAAGGTAAGATGTTTTCAAATAAGCCCAACAACTGGAGCAGTGTCCTTAGTTGCTACAATAACGGCTGATACTGATAGTGCTGCTCTACCATTTTCTGATACTTACTTGCATGAGTATACTTTTGCTCAAGCAGGTGATGTTATGTTTATTTGCCATCCATTGTTTATGCCAAGACAACTTGTTAGAACAAGCCTTACAACATTCCAAATAGAAGTATTTGCATTTGATGTTAAATCAGATGCAAAATTAATTTATCAACCTTATTTTTCTTTTCAGTCTTTAGGTGTTACACTTGACCCATCTAAAACAAGTGGGAGTGGTGCTACACTAACAACAAACGTTGCTTATTGGGATACTACAGGAAGCCAATCAGGTGGTAATTATCCAAGTTCTTTTCACGTTGGTGTAACTATTAGGTATCATGGAGCAGAAATAGAAATTACTTCTGTTCAATCTACAACACAAGCTACTGGCACTATACTCGATTCTTTAGAGCAAACATTAGATATAAATGCTTTTAGAACAACAGATAGTTCTGCTGAAGTTATTGTTACTCACGTTAAACATGGATTGGCAGTTAATGATGTTATTGTTGTTTCTAAAGCTGCTTCTATTGGTGGTATATCTTCTAGTAATCTTAATGGTTCAAGAACAATTACTTCTATTGTTGATGATAATCATTATACTTTTGATGCAGGTGGTTCTGCAAATGCAAGTGTAGATGGCGGCGGTGCGCCAGTAATAACAACACACGCCGCTTCTGAAAATTGGTCAGAACAATCATTCTCTGCATTAAGGGGGTATCCTGCTGCTGTTGCTTTTCATGAAAACAGATTAATATTTGCAGGAACTATATCGCAACCAGATTCTATATTTATGAGTAAGTCTGCTCAGTATTATAACTTTGACGTTGGTACAGCAGAAGATAATGATTCAATACAAATTACAGCAAGTATTGGTGAAATTAACCAAATTAGACATTTAGTATCTAATCGTGATTTACAAATATTTACCGCTACATCTGAAATGTTTATACCTTCATTTCAAAACAGACCATTAACGCCAACAACAACAACTGTAAAAAGACAAACGCCATTTGGTAGTGATTTTGTTAGGCCACAAGTTATGGATGGTGCTACTGTGTTTGTGCAAAAAGGTGGTGCTATTGTTAGAGAATATTTATTTACTGATTCTGAATTAGCTTACTCAGCAGGATCATTATCTGAATTATCTGCACACCTTATTAAAGCACCAAAAGAAATGAATATACTTTATGGCGCAATAGATAGAACTGAAAGTTATATATTTGTTTTGAATAACGATGGCACTCTTGCAGTATTTAATTCTAACAGGAGCAAAAAACGTGCAGGGTGGACAGAGTTTACTTGTCAAGGAAGATTTTCCTCTACTGTAACTATAGATGATAGAGTGTTTGCTAATGTAATTATTAATACTGGTGCTGGTACACACCAAATATTTCTTTGTGAATTTCAAGCTGCACTTAATACTGATGTTGCTAAAGTTTATACTGGTAGCGCAGGTGTCTTTGATGTGTCTGCTACATATGCAAATGGTGCAGTCGTTGATGTTATAAACGGTACAAACTATCTTGGACAGTTTACTGTAGCTGGTGGGAATGTAGATGTTTCTGCTGTAGAAACTACTTCTGTAGCTGAGATAGGTTTAAAGTTTGATGTTAATTTAAAAACAAATCCATTAGATATTGTTTCACAAAGTGGCCCAGTTACAGGTGAACCAAGAAGTTTAGCAAGTGTAGTTGTTGACTTAAACACTACTCTATCTGTAAGTGTAAACGGAACAAATCTTTTAATTAGACAGGTAACAGATGATCTTTCTTTGCAACAAGCACCAGTTACAGGTAAGAAAGAATTTAGGTTACTTGGTTATAGTCGTGATCCACAGATCACAATAAGTCAATCAGCACCATTACCAATGCAGGTTAATGGTCTTATAGCGGAGTTAGTATTCTAATGTGTATTGAAATAATTGCTGCTGCTGGCAGTACTATGATGCAAATGAGCGCGCAGGAAAAACAAGCGCAAGCTCAAAAAAAAGCTGAAGATAGGCAAGCAAAGCAAATAGAAATTGATAGAGAGATGGGTAAAGTACAAGCTAGACAAAACCAAAATGCGCGTGTAGCTGAATACATTTCTGCTGAAAAATCTAATTTAGCTGTGTTTTCTGCAAGTGGTGTTGATGTAGATAGTGCATCAATACAAGCTTTCCAAGAAGCTAATGCTGTTACTGTTGGGGAAGATTTAAATGCTATAGCTTTACAAGCTGATTATCAATCAAGAACAAGAACTATACAAGCTGGATTAGCGAGACAAAGAGGTAATAACGCTTTAAGTGCAGGGTATGCTAATATGATGGGTACTGCTACTGAAGGTATTTATAATATAACAAAAATATGGCCTTCTAATAATACTCTAGCAGATATAGTAGTTGGACCTTTTGATTTAGCAGGAAGTGCATAATGGCTGTTACTAAACAAAAAAGATCCTATATAAATCAACCAATAGGAGTAACTAGATTTGAAACTGGTGAAACTCAAATGTGGGAAGCTGTCGCCAATACTGCTGGCAGGTTAAATGAAATAGCTTTAAAAGAAGGTGCTAAACGAGCAGAGCAATCTGGTCTTGATGCGGCTATGGCTGTTGAGCAATCAGAAATAATTGCTTTTGATGCTGAAACTGGAAAGCCAAAAGCACTTGATCCTTCTTTATTTAGTGGAGGTATAATTGCTAAAGATGCTTATAAGCGCGTTGTAGAGCAAAGATTTGGAGAATCAATAGAAAATGAATTAAAACTTAAAGCTCAAGAACTTCAATTAAAATATGAGTTTGAGCCAGAATTATTTCGAGAAGAAATGTCTAGGTATGTTGCTGATATGCATAAAAATGCACAAGGCAAATGGAAAGAGACTGTTAAAGTTGGTGGAGTAGCAATAACAAGAGCTACCGAATTATTTATTCAAGAAAAAAAAATAAAGTTTGAAAATGAAAAACTTAGAAATGATATTAATAAACTAAATACAAATTTTTTATTAGAAGAAATATATAATAATTATAATGTTTATGGCGACAAAGCTTTAACAATGAATAATACACATTTTGATTATTTGTTTCAAAAAACTAAAGATGCAGAAGACGCGCAAATTGCACCAATCGGAACAACAGAAACTTTTAAACAAAATTATATATTAGCAATTGGCACTTTAGAACTTCAAAACTCTTTATCAAAAAAATTTATAAAAATAGATAGTAATAATATTGCTAGATCCAATCTTATTACAGCAATTAAAAGCGGAAATAGCATTTCTTTACCAAAAGATTCTATAGAAAAAAAAGTTTATGAAGAAATATATTCATTATCTAATGGAAATAGAGCTTTAATGGAAAAAATAGCAATAAATTCTACTGATATAATGAAACAAATTAACAAAAATTCTGATTTAAATTCAGAAAATATTGCTTTAAAAACATTTGGATTTTCGGCTCAATTAATACAAGATGGTGTAGAAATTAATAATAATTTTTCTACATTAGATAATGATGAATTTTCTAATATTCTTAGTGAACAAATAAAAATATTTCAAAATTTTAAGTAGATGATTATTTTGTAATTTTTCTCTAAAAAAACAGTCCACTTCTAAATTATTATAATATGTACTCAAACAATGCCTTTTTGATTCTCACAATTCGTCGCGGTCGCACTCATCTCTCGTTCCTTCATTGTCGTCGCACATTCTGGAATTTGGCCATTTTATACAGTTCTTGCAACCTGGGCAATGGCA